TCAAGGTCCCTTGGCCACCTTTGCGTCGGCCGGCCACGACACCGCTCGCAAGAAGTCTGTATGGCAGAGCAGCTCGCCGGATAGTCGGTGGTCGGGCATATTGACTAAGGCCACTTGGAGTCCAGCTTTCCGAGCGTGTTTCATTGCCGGGATACAATCGGTGTCCCCGGTTAGTAGGATCACCCGGTCTACGGATCGGCGCTCCGAAAAAGTGGCCATGTCTAGGCCGATCCGCATATCAACGCCCTTCTGCTCGAAATCCGGCTTGAAGTCGTCATCGGTTAGGGGGCGCCCGGCGACAGGTATCTTACGAGGCTTGAAGCCTCGAAATTTCAGCTCACCCTTACGGAAAGCGAAATAGTCGCGGGTCGATAGGTTCCGCACCCATCCGTCATTCGCATCGAATGTCTTCTCTTCACCGCTTACCGGCAGCTTCACGACTCCCTGGTATGGCGCACAGTCATAGTAGAGGATGCGGAGCAGAGTTTCCTCGCCATGGACGCATCCATGGGCCACCTTCTCGATCAGATCGTTTTCGTACTTGAGCTTCGCCTTGGCCGCCAGCACACGCAAATGACCGCCGTCGATGAGAACCGCTACTCGAATGCTCAAATGAAAGCCCCCCGACGCTCGCGCACCGGGGGGCTTTTTATGAGGTGCCCGCCTACGGGCGTAGCGGATATCGCGACCGCACTCATGAAGTACGCCGCATGATCCTGTCAATACCGGAAGCCGCTTAATCGTTCCCTACCTAGCGATGGACCGAAGCGCACAAAGCTGCTCGACCATCTCGTCTGCCGAAAAGCAGCCCGCCTTCACCAACGCCCAGAACGAGGAGACGATGAAAGGCGCCGCGCCGGCGAGAGCAGACGCGAGCTTCTCGCTGTCCGCTCGATCGAAAGCCGTCGTCATGAAAATCTCGTCGACGGTCACGCCTTCCTCCCCATCGCCTTCAGGGCGCTGCTCTGGTGTCCTGGCCGGTGGTGGCCGTAGTTGTCCTCTAAAGTCTTCATCGTCATGCCGAGGAAGCCCGCCGCGTCCCAGGGCTTGGCGTCCCGCTCCATGAGCCAGGTCGCCGCCGTGTGCCGGTGCCAGTGTGGCGTGACGCCTTCGGGAAGGCCAGCATCCTTGACGCAGGCCGCATAGCCGCGACGGAGTTTGCTGGTGATGATCGACCCGCCGTGGTGAAGGACGGCGTTGCAGGTGGCGAGGTCCTCCTTCTCCCGCCGCGCCATCTCCTTCCGATCGATCTCGCGCCAGCGCCTCAGGTGGGCCAGCAGTCGGTCAGGGATGCGGACGAGGGTGCGCTTCTTCGTCTTGTGCTCTCGCTCATCCCGGCCACGCCGGTAGATCACGGCGTCATCCAGATCGACCCATGCCGAAGTTGGGCTTTCCGCCCACAACAGCTTAGGTATCACCCCAGGCCGAGTGCCGGTGTAGAGCCCGATCAGGATGAACCGGCGCAGGTGGGCGCGGTTCGCGCGCGCCGATCCGCCGCGGCGCTTCCATTTCCCGTCGGTGGTCCGATTCCAGCCCATCGCCCCGAGCAGCAGCAAGGCCGCTTGCGATCGCGTCAGGGCGTCGCGGTTGCTCTCGGGCTTCTCAGGCAGCCAGACCTTAGGCCGGCGGCTCAGCGGGTGCTCTCCGGCCCAGTGACCGATGGCTGCCGACAGGTCTTCGAGTTCGCGGCGCGCGCCCTGCGCCGTCACGCGCCGTGCGGTGGTCGGGGTCTTCGACGATGCGATGGGCTGGATTATCCGCCAGGCCACATACTCCTGACAGACTGACCGCTTGACGTCGGCCAGGGTTTTTCCGTCGCCCCAGAACGCGTTCAACGCCTTGAACCTCGCCTTCACCGCCGAAGGGTCGGGCGCGCCAGGCGCCTTCTCGATCAGGTAGAGAGCGAGGACTTCGGCGACGTAGATCGAAGCGGGATCACCTGAGCGCTCGCCTTCTGGGTCGGCCGCTTGCGGCGACCACTTGGCGGCGATGTAGTCGGCGAGCTGCTGTTCAGCGCCTGCAAGGCGTTCTGGACCGCATCCTGTGCTGACCTCAGTCTTTCCGTCCCTGATGTAGTAGATGTCGGGGACCGGCTGGCCGGTGCGGGGGTGGATGCGCCCTGCCCTGAGATAGAGGCGCGGGCCTTTCGAGCGGCGGGACATGGGCGGGAAACCTTGGTCGGCTGGAACAGGCCACGCAGCTGGGCGGGCGTGATGAAATGCTTTCCCGCCACGATGGCCGGCGTCAACCGGCCGGCGGCGATCGAGGAGCGGAGCGAGGCCACGGTCAGCGGCCCCTCGGGATAGAAGACGGCGATGATCTCCTTGAGGGTCATCGGCTCGTCGTCTGGCCAGTCGGCCGGGTTCGGGCGCCGCTCGACGCGGGCCAAGACAGCGAGGCGAGTCATGACGATCGCTCAACAGGCCGAGGCGGTCGCAGATGCTCCGGCAGACGCTTTCGACCGTAACCCTGGCCGCAGTTCGGGCAGTTGTGAAAGCTCCCGGCTTCCATATCGAAGCAGCAATAGCACCACGTCTTTCTGGGGCGGCGCTCTACCAGGACAGCAGGCTTGCCCTGCTCAATAACTGTGAAGATGGTCATTCCGCCACCCATGGCCGGGAACAGAATGGACACAGGGGCCTGACACCATCGGCGAAGCCGTCTTCATCCAAGGGGGCGAGGCGGGTCACTCGATCTCTCCGCAGCGTGTGCAGTACCGATCACGCCCCGGCCAGCCCCGCATCCGGTGGAAGCCGAGGGCGCATAGCAGGAGCGAGGGCCGGGGCGCCCAAACTATCCGAAAGCCGCTCATCGCATCACCGCCTTGAGGCAGTATTCAAAGGCCGGACCATCCCCCAAGCCCATCTCGTCGGTAAGCTTGTTGACGGCCGCTATGGCCTCCATGCGGTAAGCCACGTCGATGTCGGACGACTTCAGATGCTGGCCAATGCCAATGATCCCCATCGCCATGCCGTGGGAGCATACCCGAACGAGGGCGGTTTCGCCGTCCGTCTCGACGGCGAAGGTATCGACCTCGTCGGGGAATTCTCTCGGCAGGTTGTCCATGTAAAGCTTCCGGCTTCCCACAGGGAAGCGCGTCGCCGAAAGCATGTCCAAGACGGCGACGTAGGGCATATCCGGCCCATCACGACGAGACCTAAAGAACCTGATCGGGCAGCCCTCGACCTCGGCGACGTGCAGGACGGTGGTGGCGCTCATTTCAGCACCTCGTCCACGAACAGATCGAGCGCCTGGGAAACGTCGGCGAACTCCTCCGGGCTCAGCGCCATTCCCCGACAGAACAGCATGTACTCCGGGTCATACGGCTCGACCGACTTGAAGGCTCCGATGGCCGCGCGCGCCTGGACCAGCGTCGTTCGCACGTGGTAGGCGGGCCCCGGATTGTCCGGCTGGTCCAAAGCCATCTTCTTCATCTCATCCCAGGTCGCATAGGCTGGATCGGGGTATTCTTCCTGTCGCGACCAGATCGCAGCGGCGACGCAGTCGATGATCTTCGCGCGCGCCTCCTCCAGGGTCCCGGCCTTCGGGAGGACTGGGCGGCCCCCGCCTTCGATGACGCGGAAAGTCATGACGACACCGCGCCGAGCAGCATCGGCTCGACGTCCGAGAGCTTTACCCACTCGCCTCTCTCAGATTCTTCGAGGTAGAATTCCGCTCCATCACCGTCATCGGTCTCTTCACCGACGAGGTCGTAGCGCTTGAGGGGGATCGGCCTGAACGGCCCGGTCTTCGTTTCTTCCCACCAGCGCCAGACGGCCTCGGCGCTATCCATTCGAAACTCTTCCGCGCCTCCTCGCGGCCGGACCAAACCGCATTCATGCAAACCGTAGGAGATCGCCGTGCCGACGTGCGGATCATCGAAGGTGTCGTTGCACCGTTCCTCAAGCTGGGTTTGCAGTTCGTAGGCCACTGGGTCTTGCCCATGGTTGTAGTCTTCAAGCCCCGCCTCCAGCGCCGCGATATTCATGGCGGTTGAGCGTCCGAACGACAGGCGGATAGCGTTGAAGCCCCGGATGAACTGTTCGCGGGTGATGGTCACCTTGAGCCTCTCGCGGTAGCCCGCATCACGAACCATTCGATGGGCTGGGCCTCCTGGTCCAGCGCCTCCAAGGCGTCGCTTGCGGCATAGGAAAATGGATCGATCTGGGCTTCGGCCCAACTGCGACGGGCGAGCCGCCGAAGCCGTCGGCGCTCTCGTGGCCTAAAGGGTTGGGCTCTCATGCGGCCCTCCTGATCTTCCGGCATTTCCTGAACCAGACGATGCCGAGCGCCTTCCACAGCGCGACGCGGTGCGCAGCGGCGAAGGTCGCGGCCTCTCGGTCCGCGGTTTCGGCCAGGGCCTTGATGGCGTCGGGAAGGTGGTCCCGGTCCGCCTCGGCGTATTCGGGATCGAAGAGGATCATCTCGACCGCCTTCAGACCGGATTGGGTGACGGGCGCGGCCTCGGCCTTCACCAGCAGTTCCATGACCTGACGCGCGCCCATGGCGCCCCGGCGGTCGATCAGCGCACCGATGGCCTGGACCGCGACGCTGTCGCCGACCTTCCAGCGATGCGGCTTGGCCATGAGGAGCCTGACGCCTGACCTCTGGCAGACCTGTTCGATGGTCAGCGCGTCTTCATCGCCGGCGGCGACCGCTGCGCGGTGCAGCTGCATCTTCGTGATTCCGAGGCGGTCAGTGTTCTGCCCGATGAAGGCGGACGCTCGGTCCTGGACCGTCGCCGTCTCCACGATCATGACCGGGATCTGATCGACCTTCGGATGGGAGGCCGCGCCGATGGCCGTATGCTGGCCATCGATCACCTCAAGGCCGTGGTCGCCCAGGCTGCACACCGGCGGCTTGAACTTGGTCCAGTCCCAGCCCTCGATGATGCGGCGGATCAGCTTGATCGACCGCTCGGACAGGTCGCGCTGGTACGTCTCGTTGACCAGCAGCGTGGCGGGATCGACCCACTCGAAGATCGGGCCGGTGGTCGTCGGCGTCGTCGGCGTTAGTCCGGCCAGGTTGATCGGCTCGACGCCCCGAAGGCCGGTCGACGGAATAGGTTCGGAATATTTTCCTCCAGTTTGGACAGGTTCGGCGCCACGCTCAACGCCAGCGCTGACGGGCTTTTCTGCCTCCGCTGGCGTCAAAATGGCGGTTTTGGGCGCCAGGGCCGCACCGAAGGCGGCGGCGCGCGCTCGCGCGGCCGGGATCGGCCGGACTTCGGCCAGCAGCCGGGCCCGTTCGGCGGCGACCTCGTCGCTCTCAGGAGCGGGTGCATCGGCCAATATGGCGTCGACCTCGTCGGGAGACGGTCGTCGTCCGATCAGATCGGCGTTGTGGGCCAGGTCGTCGAGGCGTTCCTCAACAGACCTATGTGCGCGCACCTCATCCGCGGATGCGAAATCTACGCGGCGGTCCTGGGCGGCGGTCGCCGGGCCCATGCCCGTGCGCGGATACTCGGACGGATCAGCAGGCGCTGCCCATGGTGTGCGCCCCGGAGGCGGGTCGCCAAGCAAGGCTCCGGTCACGACGGTTGGGGTTCTGGCAGTCATTCCAACACCTCGGCCAGCATGGCGTCGAACGCCTCGATGCAGAGGCCGCCGACGACGCCGGTCGCATGTTCGCCAGCCATCGCCAGGCGAACATCCTCCTGACGAGGCCGGACGCCGATCATGAGTGCCCGCACGGCTGCCCGAGCTTCCGCACGGGTCTTCGCCACGGCGTGGGCTAGGGCCATTTGGGAAGGGTGCTGGGACACAACGACCGCCCGCGACCAGGTGAGCGAAAAGCCCTCAGGCTCGGCATTCCAGATGCCCTCGGCAACCCGGTTCAAGATCGCCGCACGGTCATGTTCGGCGGCGCTCATGCCGCCAGCCTCTCAAGTTCGGCGCGACTGCACTTCATGCGGACCTCGGCAATGACCTTGGCGCGCACGACCGCGTTGAACTCGTCCAGGTCGATGACGTGGCGGCTATAGGCGGGGTTGTCGTGCCAGATGTGGACCTCGCGCCGGCCCATCACCGGCACCCGTGCCGCCCGATAAGGCACCCCGCCTTCGCCCTGGAAGTCGAGGATGTAGGCGCCCTCGCCATCGTAGCCGTGGGCGTAGCGGACCATCAGGAAATCTCCCGACCTCAAGGTCGGGGCCATGAGATCACCGATGATTTCGAACGGACGGATGCAGGGTTGTTCGAACAGGGCGAGGCTCATTGGACCGGCTTCCACACGCGCGCCTGCTCTGGATCGACCATCACGGGACCGTCAGACGAGTTGAAGTGAAGAACCGGCAACTGATGATCGGGTCGACCAACCAACTGGATGTTGGTCAGTTCTGCAGGATCAAGACCGGCCTCGTAGGCTACCATCACGGCGTCATGAGCGTTTGGTATCGCCCATGTTGAGTCCCATAGATCCTTGTAGTCCGATGGAAGATGGAGGTCGGCCAGCGAGGCAATGCGCGAAGCTATCACCGTCATCGCCTGCCGGACGGTGTCGTAGTCGTTCGAGCGCAGAGCCTCGATCGTCAGCGGCCCCTTGGGCATTCCGCGAGCCCGTGCGGCGTAAGTGGAGACGTCCAGCTGGAAGACGGCGTCGATGACTATGTCGAACAGGGTTAGAAGACCACGCAAGTCTTCCGGTTCGTTCGCCAATATCTTATTGGCGGCCTCGCGCTCAAGCATGTCGGCTTTCGCTACTGCCGCCTCGGCCGACTGCAGCACATGGTCTTCGACCACCCCCCCAGCGGCGACGACATCGCTCAGACGTTCGCTCTCACGAAGGGCGAACACAAGGTTCTGCGACCTGCGTCTGAAGAATCCATAACCGCACCCCGCATCCTCATCTTCGGGCCTGCGCTCAGCCAAGTCCTTCACCGCCGTGTGGACCGCCGTCATGGCCTCCAGCATGGTCTCGACGCTGTCACTGTCCGGCGTCGGTTCCATCCTGTCGCCTAGCAGGCAGAGGTAGGCCTCCGACCGGAAGAGTATGTCGTCAAAGCCGTCCGTCGGTGCACCCAGAACCGCCGTCCCGGCATCGGACAACTGCTCCCAGGCGCTAAGCCAAGCTTCGTCGGCCTTAGCCGCTTGGGCCTCAGCGTTGGGTAACAGAGGCGAACCAGGCATTGACCGAGCGAGCGCTACAGAGACAGCCTCAAGGCGTCCATGGGCGACGCGCTGATCACGCTCTTCACGCTTCACGTCCACAGCCGCACTGATCGCGGTCCGAAGCGCTTCGCTGCGGATACACAATAGGATCGTGGACAGCCGATCCATCTGCGCATTGTAGATCGTCTCTGATTTCACCGACGGCTGGTAGGCCAGCGCGGCTTCCAGATCGGCCTTGCCTGCGGCATCCACGGCCCGTTGCGCTGCCGTGACATGGTCCACGCCGTTGGCGTCGGAATAGCCATCAGCGGTGAACACCAGGGCCGCGTCCATTTCGGCGGCGGTGGGGGTCAGGTTAGCGACAGTCATTGCCGCGCTCCGATCCAGGTCCCGTCCTCGGAATACTCTTCCCAGGCGGCGAGGGTCGTCAGCCGAGCGGCCGCGGCAGTTTCAGGGGAGGCATTCCAGAAGAACGCCGGGGCCCAGGCATCGCAGACGCGGCACTGGACCATGTCATCCGTGAAATCGACGGGTTCGCCCTTGTCGTCTCGGACGATGGCGATGTCCCCGTCGAACAGGAACTGCATCTCCGCGCCACCCTGGTCGATCTGAAGGTGGTCGGTTTCGCCGCAGCAGCGGCAGGGCTTCAGATCGGCCAGCGAAATGGGCTGGGCTCGAAATACGGTCTGTTGGGCAAGGGCCAGCATCGGCGTCTCCTCGGTTGTGAGGAAACGCTACGAGTCGTGTTGACAGAAGTCAACACAGGTCGTGTCGATTATTTCTTCCCGAAACGGCGGCGGTTGGCTTCGTCGATCTCGTACAGCTTACGCTGGTGGGGCGTCATGGCTGGAACCGGTCGTCGCGTAAGGCTGGCGATCACGGTGCCCACGATGTGGACGTCATCCGGCACTTCCTCGTCATGCTTCCAAATAAGAGGTGCTGCTGCGCTGAGCAGGCTCTCCAAGGCTGTTGCGTCCGAGGTGAACCGCACTCGCCTGAGGGACCACTCGCAGAACTCGCCCCTTTCGCGGACGACGACGACGTGGTCGCCGTCATTGAATCCCGTCGCCACCGCATGAACCGCGAATACAATCGTATTGTCGATGTACGGTCCCTCGGCTTGATCGGTCCGAACCTTAAGCGCCACGATTAAATCCTCAGGGAAGCGCGGATCCGTGAACTCGACCTCTTCTTCTATACCGGCGGGGGTTTTCAGTGCCCCCCAGCCTGGCCACTCGTCCCGATCGTCGCCTTCTTCGTAAGAGACCCAGACGTCGTCACGGAGCTGACCCATAATGCTGTAGAAGTTGAACCCTGAGACATTTGTTTTCTCATCAGGCTCCATTGGGCCGCGCCCAGAGATGAGCCAGTCCATGGTGACGCCGTAGCGTCGGGAATACTGCTCCAGATCGAAGAGGCTGACGCCGTTCTGCCCGTTCTCATGCGCTCGCACAGTGCCAGGCTTGGCCCCCAACGCTTCTGCCGCAGCCGCAGCCGATCGGAAAATCCGCTGGCGCGCAGCGCGCAGGCGTTCAGCGACTTCAGGGTTGGCCGGGGCTTTGCTCATGGGTCGTGCCCTACACGAAAGAGCGCCACAAGGTATGTTGACGTAAATCAACACGAGGCGTAGCGTCTCGGCTTATGCAAATCGCAGACATCATTCGCGCCTTAGGCGGAGCGCCCGCAGTTTCTCGGGGATTGGGCTTCCCGCCCGGGGATGTAGGCGCAAAACGCGTCCGCGCATGGGCGACCAGGAATTCGATCCCTAGCGAATACTGGTCGGCCTTGTCAGCTTATTCGGACGCGAGCGGCTTGGGCATCACCTTGGAGGTGCTGGCCGTCGCGCACGCTGGCATGCGGACCGAGGCCGCCTGATGCAGCAGCGCCATCGCCTTCCCCCGCTGATCCTCAGCCATGCCAGCCCAGTAGGCGCTGCGCGTCTCGCGCGCGGCGGCCTCACAGGCGCCGGCCGCAATGCCGTGAAGGATCGCCCGGTACAGCGCCTCGTCGATGATCTCGTGTTCGGTGGTCACGGCGTTCAGCCCCTCGTCTTCAACGCCAGCCTTCTCGCCGATCAGCTTCGCCGCGTCGCGTTCGATCGGACCCCGATTTTGAACGGACAAGCCGCATGACCAAGGCACGCGAACCTTCCACATTCGAAGACGCCATCCTGCGAATCGTGGACCGCATCGGCTGGGCCGCAGCCGCCGACGTCGTCGGCAAGGGCGAGCGCGTCATCCGAAACTGGTCGGATCCGGACATGGACCGACAGCCGACGATCGACGAGGCCATGGCGCTGGACGCGGCCTATTTGTCGGCCGGGGGAGGCGAGCCGCCGTTGATGGCCGTCTATGGCCGCCGCCTGGACCGGATGGTGCAGGCGCCGTCTGACAGCGCCGTTCTGGTCGCGTCGTCGCAGAAGGCCGCCATTGAAGCGGGCCAGGCCATCGCCGCCCTGATGGCCGCCTCCCAACCCGGCGCCAGTCCGCGCGATCTAGCGATGGCGGACAAAGAGACCGAGGAGGCGATCGAGGCTCTGAGCGAGGCGCATCGTCACCTGGGCGGGCGCGTGCAGCTGAAGGCGGTCGGTTGATGGTCGCCGAGGTCACACCCTTCTATCGCGGCCCGGTGCTGGTCTCCAACGACCTGTCCCCGATGGAACGCGTTCGCCATTCCTACAAGCTGGTCGATCAGGCCGCCCGAGAACTCCACGCCGGCGATCCGGGCTCCGGCGTCAGGTCCCTGTCCTTCGCCGCAGCGACCCATCTGGCCCTGACCATCGGCCCGGAGGAAGCCGGGGCCTTCTTCACCATGATCGCAGGAGTGGCGCGTCAGGTTCGCACGGAGCCCGATCCGGCAGCATGACGTCGAACCTGTACGATTACGTCCGCCTGCACGGCGGCGCCCTATCGGAGGGCGGACGACGCGCGACCATTCCGGGGCCGGGCCACAGCAAGCGCGACCGAAGTCTCAGCCTGCTGCTGACCGACGAGGGCAAGGTGGTCTTCAACGACATGAGCGGCGCGCACAGCTTTCGCGAGATCGCGGATTATCTCGGCTTGGAAAGCGGCGGTCGTGCGTTATCCCAGCGCGAGCGCGACGAAATGCGCGAACTTCACGATGAGGAGAAGCGACGCCTCGACGAAATCAAGCTCGCCTTCTGCCGGGAGGTCATGGAGGGCGCTGTGCCCGCCGCCGACACGCCGGTGGTGACTTACCTCGCAGGGCGGGGCCTGACGATCCCGTGCGGCGACATCTGGTTTCACCCTGCGGCGCCGCGAGCCGCTCCCTATAATCGCATGGCGGACGATCCCCCGCCCCCATCGCCGCACCCGGCCATGCTCTGCGTTTCGCGCGACGTCCAGCGTCACGCCCGTGGCCTGCATCTGACATTCCTGACGGCGGACGGGCATAAGGCGTTCGGTGACCGCTCACGTCTCATGCTGGGGCCGATCGCGGGTTCAGCCCTCCAGACCACCGACGTCGCCCCCGACGGGAGGCTTGCCGTCGGGGAGGGACTGGAGACGTGCGGACACTTCTCCATCCTGCAGGGCGTGCCCTGCTGGCCGGCATGGTCGACATCTGGCCTCCGCAACTTCGTGGTTCCGCGCCGCGTGCGCCGCCTTCTGATCGCCGCCGACCACGACCGGACGTCGAAAGGCAGGAACCCCGGACTGGAAGCCGCCCAGGCCCTGGCCGAACGTGCCCAGAAGCACTGCAAGGTCGAAATCCATATGCCGGACAAGGTCGGTGCGGACTGGGCCGATGTCGGGATGGGGACCACCTGATGCAGGACTTCGCCCCCACCCAGGAGTTCGACGGCCCGATCTGGTCTCGCGAATCCGAACAGCACGTCTTGGGCGCGGCCCTGTATGACGCCAGCCGCATCCCTGACGCCTTCGAGCGCCTGAGCGCTGATCACTTCTTCGACCCCGTCCATCGGCGGCTATGGGCCGCCGTCAGCAGCCTCGTCGCCAAGGGCGCCGCCATCGACAGCACTGTCATAGCCCATCGCCTGGGCGCCGACGATGCATTCCTCGAATGGGGCGGCAAGGATGCGCTGGCCGATATGGTCGAGAATGCCGACACCCGTACGGCGCTGGGTCACATCAGCATCATCGCGGACCTGGCCACCCGCCGCGCGTTGGAACGCTCGGCGAGGACGGCGGCCAACCGCGCGCGGAACACCGGTGACGCATCCGGCGATGAAATCCTCGGCGACCTGGAGCGGGAGGCGGCCGAGATCGCCCAGTCCAGCAGCATCGAGACCGCATGGGTCTCCGCCGGCGACATGATGCGCGACGCCATCCAGGCGCTGAAGGCCAAGAACGGGCACATCGACTTCCCGACCGGCATCCGAGAGCTGGACGAGCGCTTGGGCGGCCTGAACGCCGGCGAGGTCACCGTCGTCGGCGGCTGGACCGGAATGGGCAAGACTCTGGCTGCCCAGCAGATCGCCAAAGGCTGCGCCAGCCAGGGCATCGGCGCCGCCTACTTCTCGCTGGAGATGGCCGACGTTCCCATGGCCACTCGCCTGGCCTGCGACCTCGTCTACGACCGCTCCGCAGCGTCATACGCGGGCATGACGACGAACATCACCATCGACCGGGCCCTGAAGGGCCTGCTGAAGCCCCACGAATGGGAGAGGTTCGAGGACGCCCAGGCGGTGGTCGAGCAATGGCCGCTAGCATTCGACACCCGGCCGAACCTGACGACCGCCCAGATTCAGGCCGCAACGATCCGGCTGCATCGTGAATGGCGTCGTCGGGGCATCAAGCCGGGCCCCGTGATCGTCGACCACGTCGGCAAGGTGAAGCCGTCGCAGGACCGCCGAGGCAATGTGACCTCGGAGACCAAGGACGTTTCGAACGACCTGCAAGCGATGGCGAAGCGTCTCGGCGTGCCGGTGGTCGTACTGTCCCAGCTGAACCGGACCGTCGAGCAGAGCGGAGCCAAGGACAAGCGGCCGAACCTGTCGAGCATCAAGGACAGCGGTGCGGTGGTCGAAGACGCCCGTCAGGTGATCCTGCTCTACCGGCCGGAATACTACTACCGCGATCCGTTCGAGCATGAAGAGCCGATCGCCAAGGCCGAGCGCCTGGCCGAACTCGAGAAGGTCCGGAACCACTACTACTGGATCGTCGAGAAGAACTCGAACGGGCCTCGCTTCCAGACACTGTCCTACTGCAAGGCCGACTGCGCGGCCGTGAGGGATTGGAACCCATGAGCTTGCCCGATCCCATGGTCCCGTCCGACTGCGACCTTCAGGACTTCCCCTTCATGCCGTTGCAGGTTGCGCGCCTGCGGGACAGCGACCTTGCCGCCGAGGCACATCCAGAGGGTGCCTGGTATGCCGTCATGCTGTGGTCTGCGGCCTGGCACCAGCTGCCGGCGGCTTCCCTCCCGAACAACGACACCGTGTTGATGAAGCTTGCAGGGCTGGGACGGGACACGAAGACCTTCAAGAAGCACCGCGACGATATGCTGCGCGGATTCGTCGAATGCTCGGACGGCCGCCTCTATCATCCGGTGGTCGCAGAACAGGCGGTGGCGGCGTGGACGGGCAAACTGGAGCAGCGTTGGCGTACCGAGTGCGCCCGGATCAAGAAGGCCAACCAGCGCAACGGCACCGACCTGCCGTCCCCGAACTTCGACGAGTTCATGGCATCCAGGTCTCCGGCCTGTCCCCCGAATGGTCCCGAAACTGTCCCTAAGGACACGGAGGAATGTCCACAGGGACATGGCATCCAAGAGAAAGGGACAGGGACAGGGAAAGAAGAAAAGAGCTTCGCTCTCGTCGCCGCCGACGCGCCGACGCCCGAGGGCAAGGTCTCTGCGGAGGACGTCCGGGTTGCGTTCGGGGAGTGGAACGACATGGCCAAACGGATCGGCCTGCCAACCGCTCGGGACTTCACCGACGACCGGCGGAAGAAGATCGCGGCCCGCCTTCGAGCGGTCGGCCTCGACGGCTGGCGCTCAGTGCTCGCCACGATCGAGGCCAGCGACTTCTGCCGGGGCGGGGGTGACCGCGGCTGGCGCATCTCGCTGGAAGACCTGTTTCAGACCAAGACGTGGAACAAGCTCAGGGACGGCGGCTACGGTTCGATGAAGCCGGCCGCGGGCGAGATGAAGCTCGAGGTATGGGAGCAGCTGATCCGCATGTGGCGGGAGGGCGAGCCGTGGCCGGAGACGGCTGGGCCATCGCCCGACCAGCCCGGCACTCGCGTCCCGAAGCAGCTTCTCATCCAGCCGATGCGAGGAACCGCGTAATGGCCAAGGCATCCGAAACCGCCATCGCTTGGACCCCGGCTTGGTGGAAAAGCAAGTCGGAAACGCGCGGCCAGGTGGCCTTGGCGCCGCGCCCGCCCTATCGCGCCGTCGACCCCTTCGCCATGTGGGTCTACGCGACCGAGGCCGGGCAGTCTGGGGCCGAACAGATCGCCCAGGTGATGATCCACTTCCACACGGTGGTGGTCCGGGATGGCATCGACCCCAAGGTCGCCCACGCCGCGTTCCTGGGCATCGACGAGTACCGTGCAGCCATCTCGCCCGACATCGAGGGCGCGGCGTGATGGTCGAGCGTATCACCCTGGCCCAGCAGCACGCGGTGAACGAACAGCGCCGCCTGGGCCGCACCGACCGTCAGACGGAAAAGATCGTAGGCCTGCCCCACGGCATCCTGTCGCGCCCCTACCTCGTGGATTCATCCGAGGAGGACACCCGGAAGCGCGGCGAGAAGGCCTTCGCCGAATGGTGCGAACGCGAGGACGCGTTTCACCGGGCTGTGTTCCGACCGCAGCGCACCTTCCACGGTTGGCGTCCCGAGGGTGACTGCGTGAAGGATCGGCCCGACGCCCGCCGCCGACATGGCACTGGCCACAAGATCGAGAAGGGGCGCATCTGATGTCCAACTCCAAACGCCGCAGGCGACAGAAGCACAGGCGGGACCAGCGAGCCTCCCAGGCCGCGGCCCAGGCTGTTCGAACCGCAGCTGCAAATGACGCACGGGTGAAGGCAGTCGACCCGCTGACCGACATCTCCGCACTCAGGGTTTCCGTGGAGGACGTGATGGCGGCCGGCGTTCGGACCGAACCCATGCGCTGGGTGATCGTCCGCTGCGCCGCGATGGCGGAGCGGAAGGTCATGGTCGGACTGAGCGAGCATAGGATCATGGCCTATCTGCCGATGCACCGCTTCTACCGCCGTATCCACGGCGTGCGGCAGACGGCCGCTCGCCCGTTGATGGTCGGGTACGTCTTCGTCGGCTTGGCGCCCCACCAGTCGGAATACGACCTTCATCAGATCGACGGCGTCGTCGGACTCCTCAAGGCCGATGGCCTCACGGCGAAGATCAATCCTTGGACCATCGTGCAGATCGCGGCGCTGGAGGCGGACGGGGCCTTCAATCACACGGGTCCGCGGAAGCCAGGCTACACCAAGGACCAGATCGTTCGCATCGTGTCGGGGTGGGCAGTCGGACACCGCGCCAAGGTGGTCGAGGCGACGGACGGTGGTCTGCGCGTTCGATTGGAGGGCATCTTCGCCGGCAGTCCCGTGCCGATCCAAGACGATCAGGTCGAGGCGGTGGATATAGAGAGAGCCGCGTGATCCCACATCTTGCGCCCGAGCACGAATTCAACCATACAGCGTGCAGGCGACGGCATGAGCAATGCGCTCAGGAACGGCTTCACCGCAGGGGCCAGCTAGACCTTCGAACGGATGACCGCTCAGCGGACCCGTTTCGAGCCAATCCAGAAATGCGCCCGCCAATCAGATACGCCACCGACCACGTCTGCGCTGCGGCATAGGGCTGGATCGGCCATGCGGAACAGTTTTCGTTAGAGCCCTCGCGGCCTTGGCTGCCGCGTCGGGTTCAAACCCGCAATTTGCTGGTTTGATGGATGGGGGGCCGCCAGCAGACATTGTCCCGCTTCGGCGGACTTGGCGGGGCCGACTGGGCGCATCCGGTCGGTAGGGTCGAAAGGCCCGTCCCGCATGACAGCTTCACGATCGAGAGCGCCGGCGTAGCTCAGCTGGTAGAGCGCATGGCCGCCGGGTAGCCCACAAGGCAGGCCCAGGTGCTTTGAGGTCGCGGGTTCAAGTCCCGTCGCCGACCTCTCGGTCGTGATCCTACAGACAGGCGCGTGCGGTTCGCCTCGTCCCGAGCAACCCCCATACGGTCACCTCGCTACCGCTCTCGGCCGGCTTCACAGTGAAGACGTTTCCAGACACCTTCGTCGAGGCGAACATGAAGCCACCTTCGGTTTCCGTGATCGACCAAACGGCCAAGGGCTCCGACCGAACGATGCAGTCCCGGTATTCGGTCGGGCTCTTCTCCGACCGCGCGACCATGCTCGGATCCTTGGTCGCGATGGTCTCGCCGACCGAGGCACAGCCCGCCAGCAGTAGCGCAAGAGCGCCTGCCACAATCCTCGTCATCCTCGCCTCCATCGGTCGTTGCGCCAGCACTATCGCGGACGGACCCAGCATGTCCAACCTCGACGGCCCTGACCGGCTGCTCCAACTGCGAAGCAATCGCATCGCGGGTCCTTCCCAGGCCTGCGGCGTATACGGGCGGCTTGGGCACGTATCGTTTTCAGCCAATGGGTGCAAAAGTCGGTAGCCGGTAGCCGGAGGTAGCCATGACGCTCGTTTCGGTCTCGGCCTACGCCCGCCTCCATGGCGTCACCAAGGGCGCCGCCCAGAAGTGGCAAGCCCGTGGCCTGCTGGTTTTCAGGGACGGCAAGGTCGCCGTAGAGGCCTCCGATCAGAAGCTCGCGCACGCCGGCGTCGGACGCTTCGCTGATGCGGCTACCAAGACCCGGAGAACGGCTACCACGCCCGCACCGAAGGTAGCCGCGCAGGTAGCCGCTCTGCCTGCCGCGATGGTCGGTGATCTGGAGGAGGCCGCGGCGCAGGGCGACGAGGCCGCCCGCACGGTTCTCGACTTCATGTCAGGCCTTGCCGAGGGCCGGACCGTTGATCTGATCACCGCCCAGACGATCAAAGAAAACGGCCTCGCCGCCATTCGCATGATCGAAGCGCGCAAGCGTGCCGGCGAGGTCGTCGAGATGGCGGATGCCGAGGCGGTCTTCTTCGACGTGTTTCGACAACATCGGGACGCCTGGCTGAACTTCCCTTCGCGCGTCGGACCGCTGCTGGCCGCCGATCTCGGCCTAGCCCCTGACCGAGTCGTGGAGGCGCTGACAGTTCATGTCCACCAGCACCTCAACGATCTCGGGCAACCCATCGACCCTATCAGAAAAGCTGGAGCGCCTGAGGCTGACGGCCAGAAAGGCCGCGACCCCGCCGCCTAGGCTGAGCCTCCCCGACTGGGCCGACGAATACCGGCATCTGGCGCCGGAATCGGGCAGCAGTTCGGGCCGGTGGAAGACTTCGACCGTCGAGGTCGCCCGCGGCCCCATGTTGGCGACGACGGAGCCCGGCGTAGAAGTCGAGACCGCCATGGTCTCCACGCAGCTGATGAAGACGGCGCTGCTTGAGAACATCTTCGGCTACCACGCCCACCTCGACCCGTGTCCGATCCTGCTGGTGCAGCCGAAAGAGGATGCGGCCGAAGCCTTCTCGAAAGAGCGCATCGCTCCGATGGTGCGCGTCACTCCAGCGCTCAAGGGTCTGGTCGGCCACCGGAACACGCGGAAGTCGGAAGACACGCTGCTGTACAAGGCCTTCCCCGGCGGTTTCCTCGCCCTGGTCGGCGCCGGCAGCCCCGACAACCTCGCCCGCCGGCCTATCCGCATCACGCTCTACGACGAGGTCGATAAGTATCCGATCACGAAGGAGGGCGATCCCTTCGCCCTGGGTGATGAGCGCCAGTCGACTTTCTCGAACGGTTTGAGCGTCCGCGTCTGCTCGCCGACGCTTTCCGGTGAAAGCCGCATCGAGGCCAGCTATCTGGACGGGGACCAGCGCCGGGCGTCCGTAGAATGCCCGCATTGCGCTCACCGTCAGTTCCTCGAATGGTCCCACGTCCAATGGGACAAGGTCGAACTTCAAGGCCACGCCAAGGAACACCTGACGGCGACGGCCCAGATATTCTGTGAGCGGTGCGGCGTAGGCTGGAACGAGGGTGAACGCCTCCGAGCGCTCCAGACGATCCGCTGGCATCAGACCCGACCATTCATCTGTTGCGGCGAACGCCAAATCCCGCTCGAAGCCTACGGCGCACTCATCGCGGCCGGCGCAGATAAGCCCGTCGACCACCTCTGGGACTGGTGGGCCAGCGACCGCTGGGCAGTCTATCGCGCCAAGTGCCGATGCTGTTCGACCTGGGCCGTGCCGAACACCCACGCCAGCTTTCAGGCCAGCAAGTTGTTCAGTCCGTGGACGCGAAAGGACTCGCCCGCGCGGATCGCGAAGAAGTTCATCGCCGCCCAAGGTGACGACGACAAGCTGCAGGTCTGGACCAATACCCAGATGGGCCTGCCCTTCCGGCGCCATGCTGGGAAGGAGGTCGCCGCCGAGGTTCTGGCGGCCCGCCGGGGAAACTGGAAACAGGGCCACGTGCCCGACGGCGTGGCCCTTCTCACCGCCGGCATCGACACCCAGGATGACCGGATTGAGATCGAAGTTGTCGGGTGGGGCCGGGACGAGGAGTCCTGGTCGGTGGATTATCAGATCATCCCTGGCGCTTTCGACGATCCAACCACCTGCGCAAAACTCGACCAGTACCTGCTGACCGTCTTTCGGAAGGCTGACGGTCGCGAGATGCGGATCGCGGCGGCCTGTCACGACTCCGGCGGTCACCATACGGACGCCGTCTATCAGTTTTCGAAGGAACGCCTTGGCCGCCAGGTCTGGGCCATCAAGGGCGCTAGCGACCAAGCGGGGAAACGTTCGCCAGTCTGGCCGACGGCGAAGCCCAGCCGCAAGAAGCGCGACCGCTTCAAGCCATTCATTATCGGCACGCAGACCGCCAAGGACGCGATCTCGTCACGGCTCCAGCTGACAAAGCCAGGGCCCGGCTACATGCACTACCCAGCGGATCGGGATTTCGACTGGTTTATGCAACTCACCGCCGAGCGCCTCGTCGCCAAGATCGAGGGCGGCCAGCGCTATTTCGTCTGGCAGCCCATCCCCGGCCGCGCGAACGAGGGCCTGGACTGCCGGGTGTACGCCTACGCAGCGCTGCGCGGCATGACGCAAATGGGCCTGAAGCTGAACGCCCAAGCCGACCTTGTCGGGGCTGCCGTGACGCCGACGCACCTGCCCGACGTCGAAGACGCCCCGACCGCCCCCGCGCCGCCGTTGGAAGCCGTGGCGCGCCAAACCCGTACCGCGCCCCGCCGACGGGTGATCAAGAGCAGCTACATGAGGTGAGTGACCGATGGCCGATCCGACCACGCATCAGACGGAGCTGGAATCCGAACTCGCTCGGATCAACGCCGCTCTGGGAGCAGGTGAGGTCCGGGTGCAGTCCGGCGGTCGGTCTGTGCAATACGACTTCGCAGCGATGCGCGCTCGGCGTGACGAGATCCGAGCCGATCTGGGCCGCATGAACTCGCGCGGAGTCGTCCGCCAAATCCGCACTTACAGCACCAAGGGCCTCTGATGGCCTGGCTGTTCAAGAACCGCGAGACAGCGCGCAAGGCCATCTCGCAGGCGTCGCGCAAACGCCGGGCCACCGCCTTCGGCTTCGAGGCCAGCCGCATCGGGCGCCGGCTTCGTGGCTGGGTCGCCGAGCGCCGCAACATCAACTCGCTGCTGTCTTCCGGCGGCGATCAACTCCGGGCCCGCGCGCGGCAGCTCTGCCGTGAAAATCCATACGCTGCGAACGCCGTCGAGGCGTTCGTGGCGGCTGCTGTCGGCACCGGCATCAAACCGTCGCCGCTCTACCTACCGGCCGACAAGAAGAAGGCGGTGGTCAAGGCGTTCCTCCATTGGACGGACGAATGCGATGCGGATGGGCTGACCGATTTCTACGGTCTGCAGGCGCTCGCCGCGCGCGCGATGTTCGAGGCCGGCGAGTGCTTCATCCGATTCCGGCCGCGGCGCCCGGAGGACGGCCTGAGCGTTCCGCTCCAGCTTCAACTCCTCGAAGCTGAGCATCTGCCGCTCACCCACAATGAGACGCTCGCCAACGGCAACACCGTAAGGGCAGGCATCGAGTTCAACGGTATCGGTCGGCGCGTCGCCTATCATTTCCTGCGCAGCCACCCCGGCGACCTCGCCCTGAACTGGAAGGGGCTTGAGAAGACCATCGTCCCGGCGAGCGAGGTCTTGCACCTCTACCGGCCGCTGCGTCCGGGCCAAATCCGTGGCCAGCCGGGCATCACGCCGGGCATGGTCCGCCTCTACCTGATGGATCAGTACGACGACGCCGAGCTGGATCGGAAGCGCACGACGGCGATGTTCGCGGCCTTCGTCACCAAGCCGTCGACCGATGTCGAGGATCCGCTCACTGGGACGCAGGCGGAAGGCGTGACCGCCGCAGACGATGCGGGCACCGCCACCCTTGAGCTTCAGCCTGGCACCATTCAGGTGCTGGCCGACGGTGAGGATGTGAGGTTCAGCGAGCCGACCGAAGTCGGCGGTTCCTACGAGGCGTTCCAGTTCCGAAGCCTTTGCTCCATCAGCGTCGCGGTGGGCCTGCCCTACCACACCGTCAGCGGCGATCTGTCGAAGGCCAACTACGGCAGTCAGCGCGGCGGCCAGGTCGAGCAGCGTCGGCGCATGGACCAGTTCCAGCACATGACCCTCATCTTCCAGATGTGCCGCCCGATCTGGAAGCGCTGGATGCAGGCCGCCGTATTGGTCGGCGCCGTCCCGATCAGCCCCGCCGAATGGATCGCTCAGCGTGACGAGGTCTCGGCCGCGAAGTGGATTCCGCCGTCCTGGCCATGGATCGACCCGCTAAAGGATCGCCAGGCCCAGGCGCTCGCCGAGGACCGCGGCTGGACCTCGCGTTCCGACATCATCGAAGCCGAGGGCTACGACCCTGAAGAGGTCGATGCGCGGATCGCGGCGGACAAGGCGCGCGAGGCCGAGCTTGGCTTGGTCTTCAAGAGCACCGCCGTCCAGGCGGCCCCGCCCGCGCCGGCCGTCGAGGACGAGCAGGGCTTCCTGACTGCATCATAGGAGACTGCCGATGGCGGTTATCGTCGAGAAGAACACGATCGTGCTCACCGGCACGGTCGGCGCCCTTTATTGGGACGAGCCAGGGTTCACGGCGGCTGAGGTCGCAATGGCCCTGGCCGAAGTCGGTCACGAGACCGACGTGGTCGTGCGCCTGAACAGCGACGGCGGCTATGCGTCGGAGGCCGCCGCCATCCATGCCGGATTGGATCGCCACGTCGGCAAGGTGACTGTGATGATCGAGGGCATCGCCGCGTCGGCCGCCTCCCTTCTGGCGATGGCCGGCGACGAGATAGTCATGGCCCCCGGTTCCATCCTGATGATCCACAACCCGGCCACCATGACCTGGGGCACGTCCGCCGACCACGAGACGTCGCTGCGCTACCTCCAGGCGCTAGAGAAGGCCTACGCCGGCATCTATGCCGCGCGCTCCGGCCGGACGCTGGAGCAGGCCCTCGCGGACATGCACGCCGAGGTCTGGTTCGCGCCGGAAGACGCTGTGGCCGCCGGCTACGCGACCCGCGTCGGCAACGATCAAGCGGCCGAAGGCTCGGAGACCGAGGTCATCGAGTTTCCCGAGCGCGAGCCCGATCCGCACGCCTACACGATGCTCCGGCATGAGCCGGGTGCATTCCGAAACGTCCCCGAGCAGGTGAAAGCGCTCGCGGTCGCCAACGGCTGGGGCAAGCCCCAGTCCCCCCCGGCGGCAGTCGCCGCAGCCCCCAAACGTCAGGAGCCAATCATGACGACCAAACCCTCGGGCGGCGGCAGGACCGCCCCGAACCGCGCCCGCGCGGAAAGTCAGCAGGAACCCGAAGGCCAAGAGCCCGAGGCGACCGGCGACGCCACCACGGCCTATGCCGAAGCCCTCGCTTACGCCATCGGCGTGATCGAACTCTGCGAACTCGCCGGTGCGCCGGAGAAGGCCAAGGGCTTCATCCAGGACCAGACCAGCCTGGACGACGTCCGAAAGGCCCTCGTCGACGACGAAGCCACTGCGTCGGCTTCGGCTGGCCGCGAAATCCGTCCCCACCACAATCGCGCGCAAGCCAAGCGGTTCAGCCTGGCCGGCAACATGCGCGAGCGCTTCGGCCTGAAGAAGGAGGCCTGATCCATGGCTACGCTGAAAACCGAAACCGACGTCGTGAAGACCGAGGGCCCTAACCGCTACTCTCGCGACGAGGTGACGATCGCCTCGGGTTCGGGGGTGGTCGAAGTCGGCGCCGTCCTCGGCAAGGTGACTGCCTCCGGTAAGTATCGGCCGGTCGCCCCTGGCGCCTCCGACGGATCGCAAACCGCCGCGCGAATCTCGCTGGAGCGCGTGGACGCCACCGATGCGGATGTGCCGCGCACCGTCGTCCTCAGCCGCCATGCCGAAGTCGTCGCCCAGGCGCTCGTCTTCGCGAGCGGCGTCAACAGCACCCAGCGCGCCGCCGCGCTGGCTCAACTCGAAACCGCGGGCATCGTCGCCCGCCGGGGGGTCTAAACCATGTCCACCGTCCACGACCTGATGAGCGCCCCGGAGTTCGCTGATGCGCAACTCACCGAGGCCATCAACATCCCGCCCTATCAGACCGGCCGCCTGGCGCAGCTGGGCCTGTTCACCGACACGCCGATCGCGACGACCTACGCCAAGATCGGGGTGAAGGATGGCGAGTTCACCATCATCCCTTCGCGCGAGCGCGGCGGCCCGACCAACAAGAACATGTCGCAACGGCCTGATACGAAGCTGGTGCCGATCCCGCACTTCCCGCTGGAAGACGCGATCACGCCGGCCGACTTCCAGAATGTGCTGGCCTGGGGCGAGGACCGCGTTTTCGAGACCTTCGGCGGCGTGGTGAATGCGCGTCTGCTGGATATGCGCGGCAAGCACGACCAGACGCACGCGCACCTCGACTGGGGCGCGCTGAACGGCCTGATCCTCGACGCCGACGGCTACGAACTGCTCGATCTCTACGAGACGTTCGGCGTCGACGGCACCCCGGAATCGTTCGCGTTGGCAACGGCGACGACTGACGTCGCCGACCTGACGCGCGGAGTTAAGGCGGACATCCGCAAGGCTCTGAAGGGCGCGCCGATGACGGGTGTCCGCATCCTGGCAGGCGAGAACTTCTTCCGCCGCTACGTCGGCCATGACACGGTGAAGGACGCCTACAAGTACTACACCTCGATCAACAACCCGAACCGCGACGGCCTGGAAGATGGGTTCGCCCATGCTGGCTCCGTCATCGAGCGGGTGGATGAGGAGTTCGCCGTGCGCCTGGCGGACGGCACGCTTGAAACGCGCCCGGCCATCGCGCCGGACGAGGCCGTCGCCGTCCCGCTCGGCACGCCGTACTTCAAGCGCTACGTCTCGCCGCCGGACACGATCCACGACGCCAACCAGGCGCCCGACCCGTCGTCCAAGGTGTTCGTCTCCACGGACGAGCGCCCGCACGGCAAGGGCTACGACATCCACACGGAGTCGAATGTCCTGCCAGTCTGTCTGCGTCCGCAGGTTCTGAAGCGCCTGACCCTGTAGGAGGAGCCGACATGAACGTGCGGATGAAACGCGCCTACCCCTACGACGTCGCCGGCGGGAAGGGGGTCAAGCGCACCCTCCCCGCCGGATGGGTCGGCTCGGTCGACGACAAGGTCGGCGCGGCCGCTGTTGCGGCTCGCGCCGCCATTGACCTGGACGCCGAAACGGCAGCCGGCACTCCGGCTCCCGAGAAAAAGCCGGCTCCCGAGAAGAAGTGATCGGGCCGGCCAGGAGGCAAGCATGAACTTCAGCAGCCTCCTGGCCGGGCTCGACGCCGCGACTGAACGCCACCTCTGCGACGACGCTCTCTATTCGACGGGCGACGACGATCCGAGGTCCGTCCGCATCATGATCGACTACCCCCAATCGGTGGATCGCCTGAACGGCATGAGCTTCACGCGATCACGGCCCGTGGTGCGTGTCGCGCGCGCCGCCTGTCCTGATCTTCGCGAGGAAGACCTGTTCCAAATGGTGCTGCCGGGCGGCGTCCTGGGCGACATCTGGCAAGTCGCCGAAGCGCCCGTCGCAGAGGATGATGGCGGCTGGTGGGCTTTCGAGGTCCAACCGGGGTGAGCACCTTCGCTCAGTTGAAGGCCGCGCTGATCGGCGACTTCGACAAGGAGACGAACGCGGCGCTGAAGCATGTCGAGGGCTCCATTCAGTGGGCCCTTTTCGACTACGCTGAGGATACCCAGGCCAAGTGGCGACAGGACGTCGCGCAATCCGGCCTCCGCAACGCCCAGCGGATGACGAAAACGATCCGGGTGCGGAAGTACCGGAACCGCGGCCTCAACCCCGCCGCCCAAGTCTACTCCACGTTCCCGATCCTGCAGCGCGCATTCGAGCAGGCGACCACAGTGCGGTCGCCCAACGGGCATTTCCTGCTGATCCCCAACCCGGATGTCTGGCCGAGCGGACGCGTGCCCCGGCCGGGCGGTCGCGGCGGACAGCGCAACAACACCCTGTCCGTCGCCGAGCAGAAATTCGGACCGCTGCGTCTGGTCTACCGCGCGGGCAAGGCGTCGATGCTGGTCGCCGAAGCACGCTCCAGCGCGTCACGTCCCGGTACGTTCCGAAAGGCCAGCGCGACCTCGCTCCGTACGGGCCGCGGTCTCACGACCATCATTGTCTTCTTCCTGGTGAAGGAAGCCCGCCTGCCCCGGATGCTGCGCGGCAATGTCATTCGCGAACGCGCGCAGCGCAACGCCGCCGCCGCCATCGATCGGTTGTTCGTCCGACATTTCGAACAGCCCGGCGGACAGGCCCTCCTGTCGGGACCGACCAATGATTGAACCCGCCTATCAGCAGCTGGCGCTGCGAATCTCGGAAGCGCTGGCCGGGGTAGACCAGGCCACAGGCTGGGACCTGAAAGTCGACCCGCCTGCTCCCTTCACCCCGACCGGCGACGAGAAAATACTCGTGCAGGCCGCGTCGCTGGTGAGCGTGCAGACCCGGTCGCCCCGGCAACTGATGGGCGGCCCCCAGGTCCGCTATGTGGTCGAGCGTCAATGCCAAGTCGAACTGGCCCTCGCTGGGCCGGACCGCTTGAGGCGCCAAAGCAAGGTCGCCGAGGCATTGGCCGCTCTCGCCCAGTTGCAGGATAATTATCCCACCCTGTCCGGCACAGCCGAGCGCTTGATCCTGGGCGAGCAGACCGACGACGACCTGCCGCCGAACGGCGTCAGCTTCCTCATCACCTTCACCATCCGCGTCCGCTCGGGCGACGCGCTGGGCCGCACCCCCTGAAACCGGAGCCTGACATGACCGCGGAAACCGAGACTGACACCGACGCGCCGAACAAGCCCGGCCCCAAGCCCAAACTGGTCTGGATCGTCACCCCCGAGGCCGGCCTGCACCAGGTCAACAGCAGCGCCGTCGATGGCGCGATTTCAAACGACAAGGGCCGCCGCGCCACCGCGCGCGATCTGGCCATCGCTGGCGTCACCGACGCCCAGGAGGACTGATCATGCCCGCTGATGTCTGGTATGGCGGCGACTGCGAAACCCGCATCGGTCGCCGCGCGAACCTCGATACTGCGCCGACGGTGTGGCAGAACTTCGAGTTCCTGACGCTGACAATCACGCCGGCGCAGGAATGGCGCGAACGGACCAAGCTGGGAAACCCCGGCATCCGCACGAACGTCCTCGACCCGACCCGCCCGCGCAAGGGGTTCTTCCGACTGACCGGCGAACTGGTCGTAGACGCCGACACGCGCCAACTGCCCCTGCTGCTGCGCGCCGCCATGGGGCCGCCGGCCGCCGCCGTCGCCAACGGTGCGCTGTACGACCATGTGTTCGAGAGCGGCTCGAAGGCCGAGCAGTATTTCGATCTCGCGATCAGGGTCGGGGCTAACGACATCCGGGTCTATGAAGGCCTGACGATGTCGCAGCTCTCGACGCAGTTCACGGGCGAGAACACCCAGGATTTCAATCTCAACATCTCGCTGGCGGGCTTGCGACGCAAGAAGCTGACCGCCTTTCCTGCCGGCACGGCTCAGCCGGTTCCGGCCGAGGCGCCGATCCTGCGCGCCTTGTTCGAGGTCGACGACGTCGTCGCGGGCAATATGCTGAGCGGCTCGTTCAGCTTCAGCCGACAGCTACAGGAAGGCATCTTCCTGAGCGCCACTCCGAACGTGTCCAGCCTCAGGCCGAACGCCACCCAGCATGCCGGTTCCGCGTCGTTCCGAGCCATTGGCGCCGTGTTCGATCAGATGGACGAGGAGGAGGAGGCCTTCTCCGCCTGCTTCCGCATGCTGGGAATCCAGACGGGCCACCTGATCAAGCTACGCCATCCCCAGGCGCTGCTGGCGCCCAGCGCCATCCCGATCAACGGCCCCGGTCAGATCGAGCGCACGATCAACTGGTCGCCGTATCAGACGGCATCCGCCGCCGCCGCTCAGATCATCGTCACCAACGACGTCGAGGCTTATACGTGAGCGTCCGCGTCGCCCTGAAAAGCGAGGCGGTCACGCGACCGCTGCGCGCGCCTTACCAGGACGTGACTGTGACGGTGCGCCGTCTGCGCACTCCGGAATGGGAAAGCGCGCGCGATGCGGCCCAGGCGATCCTGCGTGATGACGCGGAACTGTTGAACCTTCTGGTCAAGCACGATCTGCTGCCGAAGGGGGGTGTGCGCGGCTGGAAGCGGATGAAGGATGACGACCCCGTCGCCTACGCCCAGTATCTGATCGGCATCGGCATGTGGTTGGCTGCGGTCGAGGCCGCGCTGATCGGCGTCGAGGCCTGGGCCGGAATCGAGATCGACACGGGTGTCCCTGCGCCGGTCGACCGCGAGGTGCTGGAAGTGCTGCTGCTGGACGAGGCGCTCAGCGACCAACTCATGGCGGTGCTGACGGAGGCGGCGCGGCTGTTGATCGTCGAGGGGGAGCCCTTCGGGGCCTAGCCGAATGGCTCTTCGGCGCCAGGAGCGACGGCGTAGGTCCCGACCACTGTTTCAACTGCCAGAAGATCAACGCGCCGTGCAGTCGAGGCGTGAAGGTCGAGGGACGCCGCTGCCCCCGGTTCGAGCATGCCTGTCGGACGGCCGAGGGCGCCGAGGTTTGGGACGCCGTGCAACGGGCGGGCGCCTGGGCCGGTGGCGGCATGACGCCGCGGCGGATCGACCGTGAGGCGGTCCGTGCCCGACTGGGCCACGTGCCGGTCTGGATACTGGAAACCCTGCTGGACGCCTTCGAGCCGGCCGCCCTGCGGGCAGCCGCCGAGGGAGAGAAGAAGCGCGGCAAGGCCAAATCGGAGGCGCCTGCCTCTGGGGAGTGACTGATGACCGACACCACAGCAGGCCGTGGCGGCGTCGGCATCCGCCTGTTCGTTCAGGGCGCCGAGGTCGTTCGTCGGACCTTCGATCAGGTCGGCGACAGCGGCAAAAAGATGTGGGCCGAGATCGCCTTGGGCGAGAAGTCTGCAAACCCGGCGATCCGCGCCCTGTCGTTGGGCGCTAACGAGGCCAAACAGGGGCTTGAGGGCCTCGCAGCACGCGCCGGATCAGTGGGCACAGGACTGGCCGCCCTGGGCTTCCTCGGTCTCGCTGCGGCGGCGGCACTTGGCGCCTTGGCGATCGCCACCAAAGGCGCATTCGAGGCGATGAAGAGCGCGGCCGATCTGACGGACGCGGCCGACCGGATCGGCATCGGCGTCGAGGCCTTGCAACAGTGGCGCTATGTCGCCGACGAGGCGGGCGTCAACACGGCCACGCTGGAAGGCGTGATGGAGAAGCTGAACGGCACGGTCGGCAAGTTCAAGCTGGGGCTCGGTGACGCAAAGCTCAAGCCCGTGTTCGAGGAACTGGGGATCACCAAGGCTCAGTTGGCGAACGTCCAGACGGCCGATCAGATGTTGCTGCTTCTGGCCGACACGCTCGGGCAGGTTCAGGACCGCGCTAAACAGGTTGCGCTGGCCCGGACGTTGGGCGTCGAGGAGGCTCTGCCCGTCCTGCGTCTTGGTCGCGACGAGTTGGAGCGCCTGACGGGAGCCGCCAGCGATCTCGGCCTGGTGCTGGATTCAGAGACCAACAAGCGGCTGGACGAGGCGGACCGCAAGATGGAGTTGGCCGGGCAGCAGATGAAAATCCTGCGCGACACGGCAGTCGCGCCGCTGGCTGACATCTTCGCCGATGCCGCGTCCGAACTGGCCGGCATGGCGCTGGAGTTCTCGAAAATAGAGAGCCATGCGCCCGGTTGGATTCAGACCTTCCTCGCGATCGGTCGGTCCTTACCCGGCAGCGGCTTGGTCCAGCGCGCCCAGGAGTTCGTGATCGGGCGGACCATGGGTCGGTATTTTTCCGACGGCGACAATCCCAACGTCCCGGGGCGATTTGATCTCGATGAGGTCACCAAGGGTGTCGCGGCTTTCGCCACGAATCCGAACGCGGGCTTCGAGCCACAAGGCCACACGCCCAATGGCGCCGCCGCGGCCGCCGCGGCGGCGGCGCGACAAGCGGAACGGGAGGCGGAACAGCGCCGCCAGCGCGCCGAACGCGCGGCCCAGCAGTTGGAACGTGCGACGGACGACATTGCGCGCACCTACGACAAGGGCAATCTGTCCATCGACGGCAAGGCGACCTACGAGGTCGCGGACCTTGAGCTGGAGCGGGCGGGGCGGCTGCGCGAGATCGCCCGTGCCGAAGAGGAATATATTCGCTCGAAGGGCCTGCGGGGTTTGACCGAGGCCGAGGCCGAACAGCTGCGCGCCAAGCAAGCCGAACTGACCGAACAGAAAAAGGCGATAGTCGAGTGGGAGCGCCGCCGCGAGATCGCGGCGCGGCGTCTGAAGGACGAGGAAGACGCCGCTCGCGCTGCCAGCGACATGCTGAGCATCGACGCACAGATGGCGCGGACGCAGGCGGAACGCTATCGGATCGAGCGCGAAATCCTGCTGGCCACGATCGAGATCGCCCGCAAACGCAAGGAAGCCGAACTCAATAACGACCTTGAACTCGATGACGAGCAGCGGGGTCAGCGCATGGCGGCGTTCAACCGCAAATCCAACCGCCAAGTCGAGCTATTCGACTATCAGGAAACGGAACGCCTCCGCGCCCAGTTTAAGTCCTATGGCCGCGAAGTGACGGAGGCGATCCGCGAGGGGCGTATCGGAGAGTATATCGCCGACCAACTGAAGCAACGGCTACTAGATGGAGCGCTGGACCAGCTGTTCAATCTGTTCAGGGGCGGCGGGTCCGAATCTGGCGCCGGCAACTGGCTGTCCAAAGGCATCAACTTAGCGAAGTCCTTCTTCGGCGGCGGCCGCGCCGCCGGCGGCGACACTATGGCGGGCCGGTTCTACACGACGGTCGAACATGGCCGACCTGAACTGTTCATGATTGGCGGCTCGGGCCATGTCACCAGCGCGACCGAGACGGCGCGGATGCTCAAGGAAAGTCTGGGGGACACGCGAGCAGGTTCCCCTGCGCCATTCAGTCCTCTCGTGACCTTGCCAGCAATCACCATCAACGCACCCGGCGCGGACGCCGCAGCCCTGAGGCGGGTTGAAGACCGCCTTGAGCAGCTACAGCGCGAGATGCCGGGAATGGCGGTGCGCGCCGTCAACGACGCCCGACAGCGCAACCACGGAGATTGAGCTTGGCCCTGCCCGCTTCGATCATGCCTGACGTCGCCGTGGTGAGTGCGATCTTCAACATCCAGCGCCTAGATTATCAGACGGCGGCGACTGATGGGCGGGTCTTCGGTGTGACCGCGGGCGCGCCTCTATGGACGATGAAGGCCACGATCCGAGATGGCGACGAAGACGAGACGGACATGTGGTTCGCCTTTCTGGACGGACTGCGCGGGGTCCAGCGCCCTTTCCTTGCGTACGATCTGACACGACCCTTCCCCCGGCTTTACCCCAATGGGTTCGGCGGAATGACACGCGCGGGCGGGGGCGTCTTCGCCGGTGCCGCTTCCGCTTGGTCGGTCAATTCGGATCGCGACCATCTGACTCTTTCGGGGCTGCCTGCCGCACTCGTGTTGAGTAATCGCGATGGCTTGATGTTGCGCTGGGTGACCGGAGGCGAACCTCGCCGTTCGCTTCATCGTCTCGTTGCTCCTGCTACCGCCTCGGGCGCGGGGGCAGTGACTGTCGCCATCGAACCGCCCATCCCCACGCTTGTCCCCGGTTCGGCAGTCGCCGATCTGGCGAAGCCCCAGGCGATATTCAAGCAAGTGCCGGGGGAGTCGGGAATGGGCGAAATCGACACCCTCCACTCGGCAAGCGGCACATTGTCGGCTGTGCAGGATCTGCGAGCCTAGGAGCCGTCATGAAATCATTCAGCACGGAAGCCCTCGCTGCCATCGGCAGCGGGGATGTCATGACGTCTGGCGCGGTCCAGCTGGGCGCCGTGCCCAATCAGGTCCGCCTGTGGGGTGGACATGGCGTCTTAGCCTTCGGAGGCTTCGCCTATGCTGGTGTCGGCAAGCGGGGCCTTGTGAACGCCTCTGGAGGTTCTCTCGGCGGCTCGGAGCAAGGCGCTGAACTGACGCTATCAAATGTCGATCCCGACATCGCCGGCCAGCTAAACCTGAAGGCCCTGCGTGGTGAGCCAGCGATCCTGTGGCGGCTGATCTTCAACGGCACGGGCGCTCGCTTGCTGCATGCGGAGATATTTCTACGGGGGCGGATTGATCGGGCGCCGAAAGAGGAAACTCCGGGCGGGCAGTCCATCATCCGTGTCGGCATTGAGGGCCCAGCACGGGGCTTGGGGCGACGTTCGGAGCGGATGCGGACGGACGCTGACCAGAGGATGATAGACCCCACCGCCAATGGCTTCGCGGCGATCGCTTACGCCGGCGAAAAGGCCATCAATTGGGGCGGCAAGCCGCCCGAGCGAAGTGGGTCGGCATTCGGCGGGATCGCGCCCGGACAGGCGGACGCGATCCGGTTCTTGACGGGGAGGAGCCTGCCTCTATGACCCGCGACCATCATGCGCTGATCCCATTCCTTGAAGAACGCGAGGATTGGGTCTTCGGTTACGGCCCACAACCTCGCACTCACGACTGTGCCCGCTTCTGCGACGCCGGCGTGGCGGCGGTGTTCGGGACCCACCCCCTCAAGGCCTTCACCAGCCAGTGGACGACCATGCGGGGCGCACGGCGAGTCTTGGCCAAGCACGGCGGCATGGCGCCGGCGGTGAGCGAGGTCATGACGTCCATCGATCTAACGCTGGCGGGCCGCGGCGATGTCGGGCTGCTGCCAGACGGGCAGCTGGTGCTGTTCGACGGCGAGGGTGTCGTCGGTGTCCGTGCCGATCACGGCTTGTCTCGGCTCCCCCGCGCAAATGCCCTGCGTGCCTGGACGATCCGGATCGACTGACATGCGCCTAAAACGATTCCTCCTGTCGAGCGCACTTGCGCTGAGCTTCACCGCCTCCGCGACGTCGCAAGCTCACGCCGACCCCGTTTCAGCGGCCGTCGTCGCCTTTGTAGGATTCACCGGCACGGCGGCGGCCGTCGCGACCTTCGTCATCAACACGGCGCTTTATGCTGCCGGTAGTTGGGCAGTCGGCAAGGCTGCGAAGGCGCTCGGGCTGATGAAGGGGGCTGTGGCTGAGCGCCAGGCCACCGTCACCACACTTTCGCTGGGCGAAACGCCCCGCGAAGTCGTGGTTGGTGTGGCTTGCACCGGCGGTTCACTAATCAATGCATGGAACCATGGCGGAAAGTATCAGACCGACTATGTGACGCGGCGCGTCGCTCTCTCTGACCACGTTCTCGACGGTCTGGTCGGGTACTACGTGGACGACACCTACTATCCGTTCAACGCCAACGGCGTTCAGCCCGGTTTCGGCAATGGGGCGCTGCAGCTGACGTTCGCAAATGCGACGGCGACCGGCGCCATGCCACCGCTCTATATGCTGAACGCTGGCGTCGGGCTTACGTCTGCGGATCGTTGTCCCAGTGTCGCCGAAATATGGATCACCTATAAGTACGACGACAAGGTGTGGACTAGGGGCCATCCCGTCCTGAAGTTCGTTGTTCGGGGCCTGCGTGTTTACGACGCGCGATTTGATCCGCAGTTCGGCTATTCGGGACCTTCGCCCCAGACTTGGGACGACGTCAGCAGCCACCGCTTTAGCCAAAATGCGGCGGTCGTGCGTTATCATCTTCAACGCGGCGTCTTTGCAGAGGGTCACCACGGGGAACTTCAGCATCTGCTGCTGGGCCGAGGTCTGTCGGCCGCTCAGGCACCTGCCGGACGCATCATCGCTTCAGCGAACGTGTGCGATGAGATCGTGGATGGCCAGCCCCGGTACACTGTCGGTGGCGTCATCTCGACCGCGCAGTCGCATATCGAAGTTGAGGAGATGTTCGCCGCGGCCACTGCGGGGCAAATCGTTCAGCGCGACGGCGGTGTGGAGGTCGAGCCCGGTCAAGCCAAGGCAGCAGTCGTCACCATTACCGACCAGGACCTGGTCGCCGGCAAAGCCGTCAGCTTCTCGGAGTTCACGCCTGACGCCGATGGCGGCCGTATCAATACCGTCATCCCCCGCTACGTCGAGCCGTCACAACTCTTCAAGGACCACAGCGGCGCGGTTCTGCGCGACCAAGATGACATCGATGAGGATGGCGGGCCGCGCGAACTCACGCTTCCCTTGTTGCTGGTTACGAACAAGGGCCAGGCGGACCGCTGCGGTGAGATCATGCGTCGCGCCGCGCGTTTGGAGCGCCGCGCGACGGTCACCCTCGTGCCGCTACTGAATGCAGGGCGTGCAGCCGCCGAGCTTGAGGATGGAGACATCATCGCTTGGCAGAGTAATCGCTACCACGAGGGCGCGACGGTTCGCTATCGCGTTGATGTCTATGGTGTCGATGAGGGGTGGTGCAACACCCTCCAACTGCGCGAGATTACGGCGTCGGTGTTCGGTCAGCCTGACCCGATCGAAGATCGCGCCGCCCCACCGCCGCCCCCCATCCCCATCGACGCACTGCAGTTGCTGGGCGTCGGTGCCGAGGCGATCAACTTGCCTGGCGAGACATCGACCCTGCCGGCGATCCGCTTCACTTGGGACGTGGTGACGGACGACACGGCCATGACGGCGATCCGCGCCGAAGTGCGCAGGGTCGGGGAAACGGCCGCCGCGCCGACGCGGATCGACGACGTCGCCAAGGGGCAAGCCAATGTGACGAACGGCGTCGGTCCGGATCAGGCGCTTGAGTGTCGCCTGGTTCCGATCGGCGATCCGTCACGGCCGGTGCTGCCGTCGAACTGGATCACGGTGTCGACCAGCATGATCGTCGCCGGCGGGATCAGCGACGGCGAGGGCGGAAGCACCCCTGCCTCCGAGATTCTGGATCGGCTCTTGAGCGCCGAGGTTCTGTCGGCTGCAAATTCTGCTGCAGTGGCAGCGCTCGAAAACGAGTTCGAACAGGTCGGCGACATCGCGGCCATGGCCGCGCAAGCCGCTGCGGACGCCGCCTCTGCGGCAGCGGCGGAAGCCGCCGCGATCATAGCCAAGGGCGGCGCCGAGACTGCGGCATCGACCGCCTCCACCAAGGCGGGCGAAGCCTCGGTATCGGCAGGCCAAGCCGCCACCAGCGCCGCGAATGCAGCCGGCTCCGCTACGACGGCGTCGAACCAAGCCACTGTCGCGACCAACGCCGCCACGGCTGCCGGCGGCTCGGCCTCTGCGGCCGGGACCAGTGCGACCAATGCGGCGTCCAGCGCCACGGCTTCCGGCAATAGCGCCACCGCCTCGCAGGCCGCACGGGTGGCGGCGGAAAGCGCCAGGGATGCTGCAGCTGGTTCCGCGACGGCGGCCGCCACGTCCGCTTCCAGCGCCAGCACGTCGGCAACCAATGCGGGCCAATCGGCCACGGCCGCGCAGACGGCTGCGACGACGGCGACGACCAAGGCGGGCGAGGCGTCGACTTCCGCCACCCAAGCCAGCAACAGCGCCACGACAGCAGCCGGGTCGGCCTCGAACGCCGCCACGTCTGCGACGAACGCCGCGAACAGCGCCACGGCGGCCGGCGGGAGCGCCAGTGCGGCGGCGGGCTCGGCCTCAACCGCATCGACCCAGGCGACCAATGCTGGAAACAGCGCGGCGGCGGCTTCGGCGTCTCAGGTATCCGCATCATCCAGCGCGGCGGCAGCGGTGAACACGCTCTCGTCGATGCTGCCATCTGTTTTCAACTCGCTCGACAACTGGACGGGTTCAGGCGCTCCTGGTGGTCCTGTCGAAGCGCTTTCCTCGCTCTCGTCCAGCGTTGCAACGGTCGTTAACGATCCGGACCTCGGGACCTGCATCGAAATCGTCAGTGCTGGCGGCATCCGACTTTCAACTAAGGGATATTTGTCGGCCGCCGCCAAATATGAACTGACGCTGCGAGCCAAGGTCGTAGCGGCTGGTTCCAGCGCCCTGACGGTGCGGGACAATCGCTTGGGGGCCGACCTTGCCTATCTGACCGCCGGAACGATCAGCCTTCCGACCCCGACGGTGGGCCAAGTCTATAACCAGACCATTGTGGTCGATATGGTGTCGCGCGGGGCCTCTACGGCCGGAACGACCTATGTGCGCTTCGGCCTGTCTGTGTTCGGCACGATTCGCCTGGCGCTTTTCCAGATGCGAGACGTGACGGCGCGTGAAGACGCTGCTGGATCAGCATCGGCGGCGGCGACCAGCGCTTCCAGCGCCAGCACGTCTGCCACCAGCGCCGGCCAGTTCGCCACGGCGGCCTCTGGCTCTGCGACTACGGCCAGCACGGCGGCGGGACAGGCCCAGACGTATAGCAACCAAGCATCGTCCTCGGCGGCCGACGCCCAATCGGCCAGTGTCTCGGCTGGCGTTTCGGCCTCGACCGCGCTCGGGGCGATCCGGAACGGCCCTATCCTTCCCAGCGACTTCCGTATGGGGCTGTCGGAATGGACGAGCGACCGAACTGGAGCCCCCGATGCTGTCGCCACCGTAGGCGGATCGGTCATCAACAACGATGCGGTTTTCGGCACCTGTTGGTCTTCGGGGAATGTCTTCGCCGCCGCTGGTTCAAACATTCTGACGAAGGGGGTCACTGAACTTACGCTCGGTCGTGTCTATGAAGTCCGCATCCGGGGTCGCGTATTTTCGAGCGACGGATCAGTCACGTTGAGCCCGGCGTTCGCGACCCTTAATCAGGGCTACGCTCAAGCGGGATCGTCGATTTACTTCTCGCCTAACACCGTGATCACCGGGAATAGCGAGTTCGAGATCGTCGGCACGATTTCGAACGCGGCGGGGGAAGGGATCAACAACGTCTGGCCCTCGGACGCCCGCATGATCCGGTGCGGTCTTCGTTTGGCGACAGCCGAGACCGGGCTTGTGGTTCGGGTTAAGTCGATCATCGTCAGCGATGTGACGGATCGCCTGTCTGCGGCCGCCTCTTCGGCGGCGGCGGTCACCCAAGCGGCCAGCGCGAGCGCCAGCGCGGCCGCTGCCTCGATCAGCGCCAGCTTGGCGGCCCAGATCGGCGGGGGCTCTCTAAACCAGAACCCCATGTCGTCGGCGTGGGCCGGAACAGCAGCGGTCGGGCCGGACGCCTGGACCCGCTACAACAGCGCGAACGGCACGATCCAGAAGGGACCAGGCATTAACGGGGCGCCTCAAAGCGCCCGCACGATTTCGAGCGGGACGGCGAACTTCGGCCTCCAGGGCGATCCGGTTGTGGCGCCAACAGGGGGGGAATGGCTGGTCATGGAGGCCAGTTTCACCCTCGTGGCCGGAGACCTTAGAGGGTCAGGGCTGACCGTCCAGACCCGCAACGGGGCCACTCAGGTCGGCAGCAACATCAATCTCAACTTTGCGACGGAAACCGATACCGGAGGCCGGACAAACGGCGCCGGGGTGGTGGGGCGAACCTACACGTATCGCAAGCTGATCGACGCCAGGGGGACGAACGTCAACGCCTACTGGCTCTACATGATGACCCGGCTCTCGACGTTCTCGCCTCAAGGCGCCGTGACCCTGGATTGGCATCGTGCGGCCATTCGTTCAGCCACGGCGGAGGAGGTCGCGACTGGGACCGTCTTGCCGGACGTGCAGGCCCAGCTTTCGGTTACGGCCGCCGTCGCCGCCGACGCTCAGACCCGCTTGTCCTCCGCCCGGTTCGAGGTCATTGCGGCGGCCGGAGGCAACCCGGCCCAACTGCTGATCCGGGCGGATCAGACTGGGTCACTCGCCGCCCTGGTCGCACAGGCCATCAGCTTCTCCAACGTCGTCGGCGGAACGGTCGTCGAGGTCATGCGGCTGATCAGCGGCGATGTCTACATCACCGGCAAGCTGTTCATGGGGCTGGCGAAGCAGATCACGCTCGATCCCACGATTCCGGCTCTTATCTTCACGCCCACGGGCGGGACGGCGAAGATGCTCTACGGCGCCGGCTTCGGCACGTCTTCGGACTGCATCATGTGGTTCGGGCCGAAAGCGACGGCGGTCGGGGACATCACCCGCACCAACGGTTCCTGGGCCTTCGGCACCGACAGCAAGGTTTACTACGGCACGGCCGAACTCGGATCGGGCGGCGGCGGCGGCACGGGCGGAGCCGCCTATACGCGCACTTCGATCAGCGGGTCGTTCACCGGGACGGGCTGGACCACAGTCGCCAGCGTCGCCTTCAGCGGCCGTCCGGCAACGGGTTGGTGGAACGCCGTGGTCGATTTCCTATCCGGCTATTCCGATGGGACCATGAACGCACAGTGCGAGATGCGGATTATCGAGAACGGCGCCTCGGTCGCGCTTGCGACTTCGGGGCAGTTCACGATCCAGGCGGGCGGCGTCATTTCGCCCATCGAAGGCGACACCTCGTTCTTCCCCATGCCGCCTTGGGCGCAAACGCGGCCGGCGGGAAATATCACGCTCTTGCTGCAAATCCGCCAAGTCTTCTCGACGGGCAGTTTCACGAACATCTCGGGCGGCAGCTTTGGCGTCGACTACAGGCCCGGCGCCTAATCCATCCACCTTGAAAGGACACCCATGCCCAACGCCATCCTGACCAAGCACGACGGGACAATCACCAGCATTCCCGCCGACAGTGTCGTCGCTATCCTGTCGACCGCCCTGGACGCGCCCGACGAGACCCGGCCCCAGCTGCGCAGCGCCGTCATCTCGACCTTCCGTGGCCAGGCCACGGATTTTCTGTCCCACACCGCCGTCGATGCGGCCGGCGAGATCGAGAAGGCCCGCACGGTCAAGCGCGGCGCCCTGCGTCGTGGCGCCAAACCGCGCGACTGGCTGGAACTGGCGGTGGGCGATGACGTCACCCGCCTACAGCCGGGATCGGTGCCAGGCTACGAGGAACTGAACGCCGAACGCCTGCGCCTCTACTGGCAGCCGCCGAAGGGGGAGGTCCTCCCACTGGACGTCAACAACACCCCTGAAAACCGCGAGCGTCTCGACGCCGACATCGAAGGAGCCTGAACCATGGCCGCCACCCCGACCCCTGAGGAAATCGAAGCCGCCCGCCTGCTGGTCGCCGAAGCGGACGCCGCCGAGGCCGAAGCCGCCCGTGCGGCGGTGCGCGCCAAGCTGCAGCCCCTGATCGACGCGGGCTGGGGCGGCGAGTCGGTCGAGGCGAACTGGGCCGATCTGACATCGGCGCTGCGCACCAACGCGTCGGCCCTCGCCGAGATCGACCCGAACCTGCCGAACCTCGCCTTCTCGACGGCTCAGGTGTGTGCCACGCTGAACGATCGCCTGCGGTCGCTGATGGCCCTGAACGCCGCCCCGTCCGAGGACTGACGGCGGCCTCGGCCGACACGTCGGCTGGCTCAACTTCCCAACCCCGGCGAGGAGTCCGCCATGCACCGCCCTTCCCCGGCCCGCGCGCTCCGCTGGGCCGAGCCACTGACCGCGCTCGGCGTCGGCTTCCTGCTGAACCTGACGGTCAGCATGGCGGCCTATGCCGGCGTCATCAGCGCCACGTCCCTCGACCCCGAATGGGTCGCGGTCGCGGGCGGCGCCGGCGGGCTGGTGTCCGCCCTGGTCCACATCGGCGTCGTGTCGCTGGGGCCGGAGCCCGCCTCGCCGCGTGAAATCCTGCGCGCCACGGTCGAGGGCGTGTTCGCCATCCTCGTCGGAGCCCTGGTCGCCGGCTATGTCGCGCCGCAGTCGGAACGCTTCTGGCCCGGCATGACGCCGGCCGACCTTCGCGCCATCGGCTTCGGCATCGGCATGGGGGCCTGGCGCTTTGCCCCCGGCGTGTTCGGGGCCGTCAAGCTGCTCTCCAACCCCGCCACGCTGCGCGACTTGGCGCTGCGCTGGCTGACCAGCATGAAGCCAACGCCATGACCCTGATCCAGATGATCGTCATCGCGGCGGCCGGGATCACCGGCCTGACCGTCTTTGCCCGTGCCGAGCTGCTGAGGCCCCGCGTTCGCAGCGCCTATCTGACCAATGTGGCGGTGCGCCTGCTGATGGACGCCACGGCGCTCGCCTGCGTCTTCGTCATCGCCGAGGTGCTGGGCGGGGCGAGCCTGGACGCCGGGTTCGTCGGCTTCATCGTGCTGTGCGCCGTCACCTCCTCGGCGGTGCTGATCAGCATGTGGGTCCACAACACCCGCGCCACGGTGGATCGCCGGGCCGAGGAGGCGACGGTGGAGACGCGACGGGCGGACGTGTCGGATGTTCGCACCGTGTTGGCGGAGGACCTGCCGCCCGCGCTGGAGGCTGCCATGCCTCAGGTGATCCGCGATCTGGCGGCGCAACCCGACCCGTATCAGCCCAAGTCGGACTGACCACCCTGCGAGCCTGCTTCGCGCCTTTCCCCACAACACAATCAGGAGATTGACGATGACGTACCGCTTTTCCAAGCGGTCGATGGATCGCGCGCGCGACGTCGACCCCATGCTGCTGGCCATCACTACATTGGCGCTCGCCCGGTCCACCGTGGACTTCGGCTTCACCGAGGAACAATCGCGCACCCTTGCCGAACAGGCCGAAAAGGTCCGGCGCGGAGTGTCCAAGACCATGGACTCCGAACACGTCATCAAGGCCGGCGCAACCTTCTCAAGAGCCGTCGATCTGGTCCCCTACATCGACGGTCTGTTCCAATGGGGTGACGCGCAATGGCGTGTCGCCACGAAGGCGGGCGGGATGGTCGAACCTTTCTACGCCATCGCCGCTGCTATGCGCGAGGTGGCGATCCTGACCGGCGTGCGCCTGATCTGGGGCGGCGTGTGGGACCGGACACTCAACGATCTCCCGGCCGGGCCTGCTGCGATGAAAGCGGCGGTTGAGGCGTACAAGGCGCGCCGCAAGGCAGCTGGCGGGTCCGCCTTCCTCGACGGTCCGCATTTCGAGTTGGCCCGATGAACCTCCGGACCCTGACCCCGCTCGGCTGGCTCGTCGCCGGTATCGCCCTGCTCATGGCCATCGGGCTCCTTGCCTGGGGCTGGAACAATCTCTGGTCCTGGCTCCCATGGTCGGGGGAGGCGCGGCTCGACCGCGCCGAGGCGCGCGCCGAAACCGCCGAAAGCGACGCGAACGCCCGGCGCCTGGAGAGCGAGGGTAACGCCGCCCAGGTCGCCCGGACGGAAACCTATGGCGACATCCGCATCCGCGTCGAAGGCGTCACCGCCGAGGCCATCACCCAAGCAAGGAGCGCACCCGATGCGACCGACCCTCTTTCCGCCGAGCGCGCTGCTCGCCTGCGCGATCATGATCGCAGCCTGTGCGACATCGCCCCAGCCAGTTGCGCCGCCGCGTCTCGCACTCCCTGATGCGGCGGCTCAGCCCTGCCCGCTTGCTGTTCTCCCTGAGAACCCGACAACCGCCGATCTGGACGCCGCCTATGCAGCGCGCGGCGCCCAGGTCATCAACTGCGACGCCGCCCGGTGGCTGGCTGTTGAAACGATTGATGCAGAACACCGCCTCATCGACGAATGGCTGAAGCTGGAGGAAAAGCGGCAGTCCGGTTGGCTTCGCCGCCTGTTTCGCCCGTAAGGTTGCG